AAATTTTTCTGTTGTAAAAAAGTATGCCATCCCATTACACCTAAACCTAATGCTCTACCTTTTTTAGCATGATTATGAGTTCTAACTAATGAATCTTTACCATTAGATTTTTGTATAAATTCTTCCATTACACCATCTAAAAACCAAATAGCAGTTTGAATACAATCTGTATCTTTAAATTCATCCCATTTAGCTAAATTAAGAGAAGATAAACAACAAATAAATGAATGCCATTCATCAGTAAATAAAGTAATTTCACTACAAATATTAGTCATAGTAACATCTAAATTATTCATTCTATAAGCTATAGGATTATTTTTATTTACATTATCTTTAAACATAATATAAGGTTCTCCTGTTTCCATTCTAGCTTTAAGAATTTTAGCCCATCTATTCATTGCTTCTGAATCTCTTGCTTCTAATTTACGCATGAAATTATCTCCAACAACTACACATTGATGTAAATTCAAACATTGTCTGTTAACATCACCTTTAGGTCTTCTTATTTCTAAAAATTCATCTATATCTGGATGTTCAATATCTAAGTTAACAGATGCTGCTCCTCTTCTTACATTACCCTGGTTAGTAGCTATAATAGATGAATCATAAATTTTACACCAAGGTACCACACCTTCAGACTTACCATTTCCTGTTATTTCATTTCCTCGAGGTCTAATTCTTGAAACACTAATACCAACACCACCTCCTTTAGAAGTTAATCTCATTAATTCAGAGATGCAAGACCGATCCAACCATTCCAAATATATCTAAAAAATTTATTTGCTAATTCAGGCTTTTTTAATCTTTCAGCAGCTGCATTAGCTACTCTTCTATAAGCTTGTTTTACTGTTTCACCTGGGAGTAAATATCCCTTTGATATTGTTGCTAGTGAAATTTCATCCATCCACTCAGGATATTCTTTTCCTGGGGTCCAATCACTATAATCTACTATTAAATTATTATCCATATTAAAATAAATCAGCGGCATCCCAATTTTGAACACCTTTACTATAATTTGTTACTCTATTTGCAAAGAAATCTGTATGTTGTTTTCCCGCTGATAAGCTATCAAACCAACTCATTCTTTGTACTGCTTCTTCATCAATACCATTTACAATAGGACCATAACCTAAATCACCCATTTTAGTATTAATTCTATGTTTTATAAAAGAAACTAAATCATATTTAGAACATCCTTCTAAATCTCCCATTTCATAAACTTTATCAATAAAATCTAATTCTAATTTTAAAGATAAATGAGCAGCTTCTTCAATTTGTGCTTTTAATTCAGGAGTATCTAATTCAGGATTTTCTTTTAATAAAGTTCTAAATAACCAACATCCAGCATTTGAATGTAAAGATTCATCTCTAATACTCCATTCTACTATTTGACCTACTCCTTTAAGTAAATTTCTAAGTTTAAAAGATAATAAAACTGCAAATGAAGAAAATAAATTTACTCCTTCAGTAAATGCAGAAAATATAGCTAATGATTTAGCTCTTTCATGCCAATCAGGATTACCATCATGATCATCTCTTACATTCATTAAATTTTCTATCTTAGCCATTGTAGTTTCATCTTCTAAAAACTCCTCAAAATTATCCAATCCTAATTCTTCATTAAGTAAAGAATAAGCTTCAGCATGAATAGTTTCAAAACAACCAAAAGTTACAGCCATTGCAATTACTTCAGGTTTTCTAAACCATTTTGTTACTAATGTAGACCAATAATCATTTACTACTGTTTCTGTTTGAGCAAATCCTTTAAGTATGGATCCTATTATGTTTTTTTCTGTTTCTGTTAAGTTTTGTTTCCAATCGTTTACATCCGCCATCATAGGTACTTCTGTCCAAAGCCAATGTGCTTGCTGTTGTTTCATATAGAAATCAAAAGCCTTTGGATATTCAAATGGTTTATAAACAATACGTTCTTTTATTAAAGATTTTTTTGCCATTTTTAAATTTTAAGAGTTATTTTAAAGTTTCTAAAAAACCAGGTAGCTTAGATTTTAATCTAGCTTTATCAAAAGTATCTACATCAGTATCAAACTTATTAGTTTGAACAGTAGGGGTAAAATGTTCCTCCTCATCCTGATCAACTGAATAACTATGAACATCAAAATGGCCTGTAGATGTATCTGCCGTTACTTGAAATGTAAGACCATCCATACCATATCTATTTTTCATAATGTGAAATCTACCAGTACCTTTTACTTTATCTTCTTTTTTACGTGATAAAGACATTGAAAAGTCAGTGATCATTAGCTTGTCATAGGAACCAGCTGCTTTATCACCTTCAATTATCTCATCTTTTGCACCTGCACGATTAACTTGGGAAACTGACCAAATGGGAATATCAAGCTCACGTGCTAAACCTTTAGTGCTGCTATAAATATCATCAATTTCGTCCTTACGCTCCCTATTTTTCTTTCTTGATGAGAGAAGATCAACATAATCAATAATTACAAGATCAGCTTTTACTCCCATATTTGCAACTTTGTTAATATGTGATTCAATTGTTGACATAGTTGCCCTTCCTGTTGGGTATTCTTTGATGATCAGTTTACCTGGTAGCTTAGGTACTATTTCTTCTGCCTTTGCCTTAAGTGGTACTTTATCGCCAACTCCTATTTGAGTAAAGAAAGCATCATATCTTTGTCCAACATAATCTTCACCTAATTCTAAGGTATAATGTAAAACATTATAACCTAATCTAACTGCGTGTCCTCCTATTGCTACAAGAGACCACGATTTACCACCTCCAGGATTACCAAAAATAAGACCAAAATCTCCATTTCCCAATCCACCTTGTAATAAACCATTGATCTTATCCCAGGGTGTAGGAATAACTGTTCTTGAATCTTCTCTATAACGTTCTTCAATATCTTTATTATATTCATGACCTACATTTTTATCTTGACCTGCTTTTAATGCCCCATCAACTAATGTTCTGATTCCATCAAAATCACCAGCTTTTAATAAATCAACAGAAGACATTAGTGCTTTTTTTAATTGTTGATTTCTACAAAAATTAGTAAATTCTTCTTGTACATATTTTAAATCTTCATCTGATGTAACATAAGCTAATTTTAACTGATCTTTTATAGATATTTTTAGAACATCATTATCTATTTTTTGTAACTCAACTTTTAAAACATCTAAAGAAGGAGTAGTATGATACTTGTCATAATATTTAATTATTTCCTTTATAGCCCATTTATGAGCACTATTTTCAAAATACTCATCACTAATAATATCATGTATATTAGTTAAAAATTCTTTATGTGTTAATAAAGAGGATAATACTTTAATTTGAAAATCTGCACCGTATTGATTTAAATTTTGTAATGTCAATTTTTATAACCTTTAAATTGTGTAAAATTATTATCTAACCAAATATCTAAATTTCTTATCATACCACCTAATTTATCCTCATTATAAATTTGTATAAATAATTTAGGATGGAATTCAGGTAAATCCTGATCAATAACCCATTCAATATATTCTTTTTGTTCATCATCTAAAAATGGAATACTTAAATCCATTATTTTAAAACTGTTTTCTAGTTTAGTTCGATCCTGAACTATTCTAGAATATACAACATGTTCTTTATACTTCCTAGCAGATATATCAAAAACTTCTTCCATTGTAACTTTTCTTTCTGCTAATTCAGGAAATTTTTTAAATATACCTTTTTCACCTAATCCCTTAACTCCTGGAATTTTATCAGAATTATCTCCAAGTAGGGTTTTATAAATAATAAAGTTTTCAGCTAAAACACCAAAATTATCTTTTACTGTTTCTGGTGTGTAATATTCTTTTTCTATTGGTCTATATAAAATTATTTTGTCAGTTATTAATTGAACAAAATCTTTATCACTAGAAACCACAAAAACAGTTGAATTAAATTTATCTACTAATCGTTGAGATAACACGGCTATAATGTCGTCAGCCTCTACCTTATCGATTATGGTGGTCTTAATAGGTAATAACTTTAAATATTGGATCAAACGTACTATTTGGTCAACTTTTGAATCATGTTCATCATCAAGATCCTCAAACACTTCCCAATTTGTTATTCGCTGTAAATTTCTACCTGATTTGTACTCGGGGAGCAGATTCTTACGGTTGGTTGTTGAACCTGCTCCATCGAATACTACATAAACAGATGTTGGTTGTGTTTGTCTAATAAGAGCTCCTAACGATCTTAGAAATCCTCCTAATCCACCAATATGGACTCCATCAGGATTTACCATATTTAACATTGCAAAGTTTCTAAAAAATAGATTTAATCCATCTATTACTAAAACTCTATCATGTCTTTTTAATTGTGGTACTTCCTTCTGCTCTTGAATTTCATCTAGAAGTTTAAATAGCTCTTTTTGTTTCATATTTTAGTCTGGTTCTTTCTCATAATGAGAAATATCTCGGATTTCTTCTCCTTCTTCTACTACATCAAAATCCATACCACCTAATATTTTAGACCAATCTTGAGCATTGTCATTTTTGTACTTTTTAAGTTCGTTTGGATCATCATTAATAAAACCATGAGGTGTCATTACAATTCTACCTCTAGTAGTAACACCATTAATATGGTTTTTATCAATTTGTAAATTAGCTCGTTTAGCAAATTCTACCTGCTTACCATCTTTAATTGCTTTAATTTTAGATGTACCTGCAGACATAATATTACCAAATGTAACTACAAATGTTGAATCAAACCACATTGCATAACCACCCTTATTCATTAATTTAGGTTTACCCATAGGTGATTCTGGTTTTAATGTCCAAACTTTATTAACACAAACTAATGTATTAGTAAATGGTGAAGATTCTTTTCTTGATAATGTAATTTTTTGATTTACATTATTACCAAATTGAGTTGACATAGCACCTGCATTCCATTCATTATTATTTTTATTTGATTTAAGTGACATTTCACAAGGTACTGAACCAATACTATCCCATAAGAATAATAAGTCATAAGGTAAATTACCTTTCTTTTGTTCGTCCATTAAATCTAAAATAAATCCAGCTACGTCTTCAATAGAATGAATAGTTTCTCTATCAACATAGATAAAATTACCATCATAATTAGTAATTTCTCCATTATCATCTCTTTCTACTTTGATATCTAACCCCATTTGGATTGCATGTTCCCAATTCCATTTCATCTCAGTAATGATAAAAACAGGCAGTATCCCATTGTTTTGAGCGGATACTGCTGCTTCGATCATTGCTGTAGTTTTACCAGTGTCCGAATGACCTCTAAGTAAAACTATATGCCCCATAGGAATACCTGGTACAGACGTAACGTCTCTAAAGGCAGGGGAAAGTGGAATCCATTCTTGTTCTTTAAACTTAATATTTTTATCTAAACCTTTTTTAGATTTAAATTTATTTAAGTCAAAGTTAGCCTGTATCTCAGCAGACACTGCTGCTGACAATGATTTCTTCTTTCTAGCCATAATTAAAAGGGTAAATCGTCATGTTTATCCTCTACTTGACTATTCTCATCAAATAAAGAATCAAATTTATCTTCCTTTGTTTTTTTAGCTTTAGAAGTATCTAATTGAAATTTGCTAGGTTCAGGTTTACCATCAAATTCTACAGCTGGTTCAGATATAATATCACCTTCTTCTCCTTCCTCAGGTGATAACCACTTTTCTAAAGCAGTTTTCATTTCATCAAAAGTAAATCTTTTAAATTCCTTAGTTGGATCAGGTTGTTCTTTAGTCCATTTTTCTACTAAAGCAGCATCTTCACTCAATGGTGATTGCTTTAATCTAACCCTTACAGAAGATTTATTATAATTAGTTCCTGTAGATTCAGGACCAACTGTTTCAATAGTAAGGTCTCTACCATTTACAATATCAGTGTAATCACCGATTTCTTCATCTACAGCTAATGAAAGTAATTCTTCATAAATTAACTTTCCGAATTGCCATAGTCTAACACCTTTATCTTCTTCACCTCTAACTACTACAGGTGCAAAGATTCTAGTTTTTGGATCCAATTTTTTAGCTAGAATATAATTTTCTTTATTATACTCTTCTCTTAATTTACTAGCAAATAAAGCAATTGGATCCTTCTCACCAAAATTAAGTGGTGAAACCATAACTTTATTTGTAATACCATAATAGAATTTAAGTTCTGAAAATGGGTTTTTAGGATTAAAAGCACTAGGTACTATCCTAATCTGTTGTTTACCTACAGTAGGTCTCCAAAATGTCAAACTATAATCTCTTTTTTGACCAGTGGATTGTTTTTGTTGGAGTGTGTCCAACTTCTGTTTAAGCATTGATAAGTCCATAATTTATAACTTTTTTTTGTAACATTAATATAAATAACCTTTTTTGCTAATCCAAACTATACTTCAATTATTTTATAAATTTTTGTATTTAATTGGTTTAGTTCGTTATGTTGGGTAAGTAGTATACAATTTTTATAGTGTTGCCAATCAACCTGATAGGAAGTATCTACTACGCCACCATTTAATTTTTTTATTAGCTCATTTAGAGCATTAATTGTATATAAAGTATTTGATTCTTTTTTTCTATGAACAAGAATAGTATTTTCAGGAATAGTATGAACATTACCTTGATCAACATTATATGTTACAACATATTCTTCTTTGCCAACTATTTCTAAAATAAATAATTTATTATAGATAATAGTATACTTGGAAGTTATTTCATTAATCAAGTTATCTAAACTATCTAAATCAGTAAATGTACAGAATAATTTATTATTCAAATCTCCTAAATTTTGTACAGACGTAATAACGTCATAATTCGTGTTATACATACTGCTTTTTTTATCCAAAGTCGTAATCATTTCCTTGTTTAACTTTTATATTTAATTTATATTTTTTAAAAACGTTATGAATATCTTCTAAAACACTTGAATCCTCTTCACTAAAATCAAATAAAAATGAATCATACGTATATAGTACTAATTTCGTTTTTTTACCTCTTAGTAACTTTAATATATCCCATAGTATACGAACGTTCATTGAGGTCTCCAAGTTTTGCAACAAATAATTAAACAATTTTTGAGGATTCATTTCTTTATAGTAATCTCTTTGATAAACATAATTTGAAATAGGACACACAATGTCCTCTCCTCTATAAAAATCGAGCCACATATTATGTATATACTCTTTTATTTTACTAAAATATTCCAGGTGCTCATATTCTTTAAATACACCTCCGTATAATTGTTTAAATGTTAATTCTTTTGCCTTAGCATAACTTACTCCGTAAAGTGATTGTAAGTGACTATGAATATCGCTAGTGGGGAAATTATAATCAATGAGGCGGCAAGACAAGCTAGGATGATAAGCGCTAATATCAATCTCATACAAAATATCATTACTTGGTATAAAAGATTTCCTACATCCATTTTGTTTATTAAGTGCTGCATAGTTTACTCCTTTGAATTTATTACTTGGTCTAGTTGTTAATGTTTTGGTGTTGTATCTAGTGTGTACTCTATCGTGTACTTCTCTGTAAAAATGTCGCTCAAATCGTTGTAAATGTATCTGTAATCCATTTCGTTCGATAGCGTTGAACACCACTGAAACTCTGTCATTGTAGAATCTGGCATAATCTGTTGGTTTTAAGTTAAATACGTCTTGCGTATTAATATTATAAAATAATTCCTCACACATCTCGTAGTGCTTTACTACGGGTATTATATTATTTATGTTTTCTCCTTTAGGATATCTACTATAATAAATGTTGTGAGTTGATGTTAGCGGTCGTATATACGTATTAGGAAATACATTAATGTCATAGAGAGTTTTTAGTGGCAAATAATGTAATAGTTCTTTTTTATCTACACAATATAATGTATCAAACTTTGATAATAATGTGTCTATACGTGTTTTATTAACACTAATAACTTCATCATGGTTAATACCTAGCATATACCCTTTATCCGCTTCTAGCGGGCGAATATACAATAAACTAATAGAATTATAAACAGGATGTTCAATATGATCACTTGGGATTATATCGATAAACGCTTTTTTATAACCACTATTAATTAAAACCTCTAATTTGTCATTGTCTTCTATAAGCCAATACATACAACCATTTTACTCTAATATAATAACCTATTTAGTAACCTCCACTCTCTTCTCTACTTACTTGTATAACTTCATCTATTTTTTTTATATCCTCGATTTGATATTGGGAAAAGTTACCTTTAAAATAATTAAAAAAACCAAAATAACTATTTCTTTTTTCTAATAAGAATACAATATTTTCATTAACCGATGAAATTACTTCTTTTTTACCTACTAAATTCCAATTAATGGATAAAGGTTGATAAAATTCCCATTGAACATTAGGACTTTTGCTAGCAAATAATTGATATTCTTGTTGGTTAACTTCAATTATTTTGTTTTCATTTGTTTTTTTACAAAAATATCTTTGAAATTCTCCAATTTGATAATCTTTTTCTGTTGGGTGAGGTTGTGAAAATTTTGGTGGTCTGGGTGACTTTAAATTAGTATCTCTATTTTTAGCATAATAATAAACATCATCTACAACATAATATGACTCTGGTCTAATTTCAGTATCTTGGGTATTTCTTGTTAATGAATCATTTGAATTAGGTATAATTTGTCTATTAGGATAATCTTGTGGGTTTTTTCCAGTATAAAATTCACCAGCAGATGTTTCAAAATAAGCACCAGTATATTCTTTTCCCGTTCTTGGATCTATAAATTCACCAGGATTAGCTGTTTTATTTTCTATTATTTGTGATTTTGGATAATACATTTATTAAAAATTATCATTTAAATATTCAGTTATTATTCTTTCATTTTTATCTTGTGCTTTTTGGATTGTTCTTCTAATATTCTCAGTATGGGATTTTCCATTAGCCCAATTAGTTCGGGTTGTTCTATTAGCTGTTGTTTTAAAAGTTTTAATTTCACCATTTGGAAGTTGATAGTCCATTATACTTTCATATATTATCTCATCTAAATCACGTCTATTTTTTATTGGTCTTGTATCATTCCTTTTTAATTTATTTATATTAAATCGTAATGATGGTTTGCCTTTTAATTTTGTTTTTTGTGTATCCCATTTAGATATTGGTTTACCCTCATTATCAGCTTCTGCATTTTCATATGCTGTATTGATATTAAATGGAACAAAGAAATGAACAGAATCAACATACCCAGCAAAATTACCTCCCCATTCAATTCCATATTTTTTAGCTGTGCTTACAATACCTTGTTCAATCCAAGGTGCTCTTTCTGCTTTTTTAAACCATCTACCTCTAGGATCCTGTATAGAAAAATCAATTGCACCGGAATAATTATGTTTAGATCTTCCAGCATCAGCATTACCTGGGTTTTGTTGTTTTAATTGTTCTGATCGTTCAAAACTTCTATAAACGGCATTAATAAATAATCTATAACCATTATAATTTTCTTTTAGATCATTAAAAAATGATTGAAATGGACCCCTAACATCAGGGTTTAAATAATTTACTGCTTCAAGAATTGATATTCTTTTCCCAAAAGTATCTTCATTTATTTTTACATTATTTTCTGTTCTATTATCAATAATTAGAAAATCTCTAAATAAAAAATCTGTTTTAGGTCCCTTATCTTCAACAAATGGAACTGAGTTGAGTAAATTATTACTACTACCAAAAGTAGAAAATGGTTGACCTTGTTCTGGGTTAATATTAGGGAATGCTAAGGCATCTAAATTAGTAGACCAATCATTGTCAGATATTGTATGATTTACTTTTTTAATTATAAATTTTAAAGCTTCATTATATTGAGCAGGTAAAAATCCCTGTCTTAATTTCATTCCATTATATATTTTTACTCCTGAAATTCCATCTACTTCAAGTCCTAAAGTTACAGGAATAAAACCTATTTGGTTAGATGGATTTCTTGTTTGTTTAAATAAAATATCATTTTGGGTATTTATAAAAGCTTTAAAACTTTGATGTCCTTCCTCAAAAAACGTTTCATCTAACTCACTATATAATGTTTTACCAGGTTTTACTTCTATAGATTTTATTCCACCATTTGGAGCATCTATATCAATTTCACCACTAAAAGCCCTTACTAAATATAAATAATAATTAGAACTATATTGTGCTTCCTCATTATAAAACCATCCTTTTACTGTTTTGACTGCACTAGTTAATCTCCCTCCAGATCCAGCATTTAAAGCTGTATAGAAAGTTTTTAATGTTGCAGCAGCTTTATTATATGTTTTTACAATTGTAACATATTGAGAATAATTAATTCCATAATAAGTAAATCCTTTAAATTTAGGATTTTTAATTTCTTTTAATTTATCAACTACCTCAGCATTTTGTGCATTTTTATTTTTTCTACTATCTCTAAAAAGATTAATACCACCAGCTACTGCAGTAACAGGGTTAGCTAAAGAAACAATTGCTAATCCAATTGCACCAGCAGAAATACTAGCAACTGGGGCATTATCCCAGATTGATTCTTCTTCATCAGTTAAAGCAGGATCATTAGTTTCATCTACTTCAATTTCAGCAATAGCGGGTTTAGCTCTATCTAATAAACCAATATTCCAAGCCGAAAATGCTGTTCCATCATAATTTTTTGTAGATCCTCCTTGTGCTGTTGCACCTATTGATATTTGGGCTGTTAAATCAGGGGTAATTTCTGTTTGGAAATTAATATCTCTAACAAAATTGGATGATTTATCTTTTGGGTCATACCCAAAAACTTCTAAAGTATCATCTAATTTAGGTAATAACCCAGGAACCTCTTTATTGTCAATAATAGTTATTGTAACATCATCTTTTAATATTACTTCTAATTCAATTACATTAGCTAAAGCTCTATTTACACCTACTATTACTTTTTCTAAAAATTTAAAAATTGAAATTTCACCTTTTTCACTTGTTTGAGCTAAACATTCTGAAATGAATTCAAAGTTAACATAAATGTTCATTACTCTACCATATACCACATCACCATTTTGAGCAGTAAAATCAAGTAAATCATTTAAATATTCAGGATAAGTTATTCTAAAGTTTTTAGGAGCGTTTTCTCCAGAACCTTGTACAAAAAATGGTTTAATTAAACAAACTCTAGGATCAAATGAAATTAAATTTGGATAATTACTACAAACATTTAAGTTGATATCATTTTCAACTTTTAACATTTTTTCAGGTGATTCTTTAACTAAACTAGGAATTAATAGATTTTGAACTTGATTTAATAATTCCCCTATTGTCATATAATATGAATATTTAGGGTCAGCTAATTCTGGAAATTCGGAAGAAAACCAGCCACCTTGTAAGTAATGATTTCTAGAAACTGTAAAACTATAATAAGGTCCTTTTTTATTTACACCTTCTTCTCTTGCTTTCCAATCAGTATCTCTTATTTTTTTATATAAAAAAGCAGAAAATTTATCTTTAGAAGCATTACTGACTAATGTTGAATCAGATTCATCATTTAATTCTTTTAAATATTCATTAGCACCTATACCAAATAAAAATCCTTCAGTTTGACTTTCTACATCAGCAGCTGATATTGCTGTTGTTTTACTTCTAGCGGTTAATGATTCTATCACATCACCTTGAGTAATTAAATCAAGGGAAATATCATAACTTCCATCAGAATTAAATTGCCAGTTGAAATTAGTTACCCTACCTAAAAATCCTTCGTAATGGTAAAAATATTTTTGTCTATTTTTTTCAATTTCAGTATAAATTTGTGTACTATTAAGTGAATTTGATTTAAACCAATTATTTTCAATTATTGTATTACCTACTGATTGTAGTTTACCTTTATCATCTATGTATTTATCAAATCCCCATTCTAACATTACTGTGTATCCTAAACGAAGATAAACTAATTCTAATAATTCAAATTGAAATTTATTAAAAGCTTTAAGAGTAACTTGTGCCTTTCTTATTGAACCTCTATTTATACATTCTATGTTAGCATCTATTAAACCAGGAGCTGGATTTAAACCAAAATCAGAACCTCCTAAACCATAAGCACTATTATTATATAAATTTGAAGTTTTACTTACTCCACTTCTAAATTTATAACCAGCAAAAGTACCATCCGCATTAAATTGTGCTTCTGATAATGTATTAAATAGAACTGTTTTTTGGGCTAATTGATTACCAACAAAATTTTGGGTATCATTAATCCCTATTTTTTTTAATCTATCAACTCCATCTGGGGTGTTATTATTATCTACATCAACATCTAAAGTATTATAAGTACCAGGGGTATTAATTTTTACATCTGGGTCTTTAGCATTAAAATCTACTAATGTATTATCACCCATAATATAAACACCAGAAGCCATTTTTAGCCAAGCGTTTCTATTATTTAAATATTGTATTTGTTGTGGGGTTCTAGAAATATTAAAGCCACTACCAAACAATTTTTGCCTTGCATTTATGGCTTTGATTACTCGTTCGTCAAATCTCTCCCCTACTATATTTCCAATCATAACTTTTAAAATTCATTTAATTCCTTAAATTGAGCTAATATAGGTCCAATTTGTGATGGTATTCTAATTTGAGAACCAGGGGTTGGAAAATAAGATCCTTGATTAAAATTACCATTTGCAATAGAAATAATCCACCAAAAAGAAGGTTCACCATAGTATTGTAATGCTAATTGATCAAACCTATCACCTATCTCAACTGTAACATAAATATCTTCAAATGATAAAGGTACCTCTGGATATTTAGTTGTACCATAATATCTTTTTTTAGGCATTGTTTTATATTGTTGTGGTGCCTGAAATATAGGTATGTCTGTGTATCTTGCCATTAGTTTACTTGATCAGGTTTTTGTGTGGAATAATTTGTTCCTATTCCAGTATCATAATTATTAGAAATTCCATTAGTTAATCCAATATATCTTTGAGCACCATAAGTACTAATATAATTTGCATCTGCTCCAAAATAAGTAGATGAGTTAAATGAATTTTGTTGAACTCTTGGTACAAATTCATGAATTGGAATAAAGTTAAATCCTCCCACATTTACTATCATTGGTAATTCTTTAACACTAGAATCAGAGTTACCTTCATCATCTATAGCAATTTCCCAAGGTGAATCATCAGGAACAGAAAGTTCTAAACCAGTCATTATACCAGGTTGCTCATAAAACCATCCTCCTACTGTTAATGTAATTAAATTACCTCTCATATACCCAACATTAGAATAATCAGGAGCACAAACGGAAGCTAAATAATTTAATTTTTGATGCATTGGTATAAGTTCTTGTTTTGATTGGGCTGCAACAGTCCAAGATAATGAAACTTGTCTATCAAATCCAGCATATTTGTAATAATTTTCTCCTCTACCCATAAATTTTAAATTATTCCATTCAGCTGTATAAGAATCACTTACACCTTCAATAAGGGCTCTAAAATGAACATAAGTTTTTTCTGATGGGTTATCATTATTCATTACACCAATTCTAAATTTTACTAAATCATTTGTAATTGAATTTTTTAAAGGTGACCGTGAATTATATAAAGGTAAAGCTGTTATTTTATCTAAAGGTTGTGCCTTTGTTTGTTGGGGAAGTAATTTTCCTATTTTATAGCTTTTTAAGTTGCCTTTTCTTCCTGGGTCACCAAGATTAACTCTACCTTCTATTCTTTTATTTTCATTAGTATAATCTGGTGATTTAGGGATTAATTCGTTATTTTCAACATCAGATATTAATGTTGTAAAATTAGGTTTATTAAATTTATTATCTTTACTAGTTGGTACAACTGGTGTTAATCCTTCAAGATTTTCACCCTCTGCTCCTATTATTTGATTTTGTGTTAAAGTAGAGATTTTAGTATTATTACCTATACCACTTTTAAATGCTTCATTAATTACTTTTGTATTTAAAGAAAATTTATTATTATTTAATTCATAAATGTTATAAACAACTTGTTTTTCATCTCCATCAAAACCACTTAAATAAATTGGTAATTCTTTTTGGGCGTTATTAGTTATATAAGCTGCAGAGGCTCCAGTTCTAAATTTTAAATCATTATTGATAAGATCTAAAATATTATCACTAACACCTGTTTTCTTTGTAGCAGCGGTATAATTATCAAATTTATTTGGTTGATAAAATAAACCATCAACATTTAAACTACCTATTGGAGTGGGAAGAGATAAATTAAATATTTGTGTATTTGCAGAAGTAAGATTACCTATGTTAGGATTATTAATTCCCGTTCTTTGATCATTAAGCATTGATATTGTTGTTTTACCAACACCTAAATTAGCGCCAGGACCACCTGTATACTCATATAATAGATTACTTCCTGCTTGATTTCCAGAAGGTTTATTATTTATTTTATCTAAAAAACCTAATAATCTACTTTTTTTACCATCTGCTCCACCATCAGTTATTTTTATATAGGTTGGCAGGGTTAAACCTTCAGGTGTATTACTAATACTACCTGGTGCTTGACCTAATAATGGATTAAATGGATTAAGTCCTTGTTTATTTGGATGAACACCAACTGCATTACCCGCAGCTGCTGCTAATGTTGAAAGTGGGGTATAAATTCCTTGATTTAATGCTAAATTATCTTGAATAAATCTTCCAATTGCTGTTTGAGGTGTTGTTTGATTACTTGTTCCTCCTCCTCCAGTGTTTTGAACTTCTTCAAATGTTTTATATCCAGTTGCTGTATTTGGGTTTGTTAATGATAGTAGATTTTGTTTAGCTAAAAATAAGGGACCAGCCACTGATTTAAAATCAAAAAACATTTGTGATAAACGAGAAACATCATTTACCACTCTCCTAGGGAATAAAGTACCTCCTCTAAGTAAAAAATCAGGCCCCCCAGTTCGCCCTACATCACTGAAACTATCAGGGATATCTCTTACTATGTATGGTTGTTTGCTACTCCCTCCACCAACACGATCTTTACCAAACTTAAATGATTTAAGATTGGTTTGTAAATCTACTAAACCCATTCCTAGTTAGGTAGGTTGTTCATATATCTTCTTTGAGATATATTACCTAAAGATGTAGGAGCTGGTTTATTAGGAATAAATGGATCGCCATTTAGCGAATATTCATCATGCAATTTAGATAATTGTTGATCAACAATATTCGGTTGATCACCATTTAAACTTTGATTGCTTGCTTGGCCTGCTAATAATTTGTCTTTTAAACTCATAATTAATTAATTTATTATAAATATTATACTATTGAACCTCATATAAACCTACAGGTGATATTTGAGGTTTTTTAGCATTTTGTCTAACTAATGTTTCTAATAACATATCAGTTTTTGTATTTTTACCTAAATTCACTGTACCTTTTGGAGCCGAAATCATATCATCAGCTCTTCCAAATAAATTTGTTCCAGCAATTATAGTATCTTTATTATTTAATGCTATTGCTCCTTCAGGTGCTATTAAAGTTCTTTTTCCATATCCTGCTTGATTATCACCAAGTGAAACCATATCATCCGCTTTCATTGCCCTTTTCATTAAAGCAATACCAGCTAAAGCTGCTGGAATAGCGATAAGTGGATTTTTTAAAGCTAAAAATGCTCCTCTAAAAATAGAGAGGACTGCATTTATCATAAGTGGTATATTCATTATTGCTAAAGCAATACCTAAACCTTTAATAAGTGGAAGTATTGTAGATAAACCTTCAAAAACTAATTTAACAGCAGCTGCAATACCATTAAAAACAGGAAGAATAATATCTACTAAAGGAGAAACAACTTCTAAAATAACGGCAGCAAACCCCATAAAAGTATCTTTTATTTTTTTACCAGTCTTTTCTAATCTTTCAGCAATCGAAGCTTGACTTTCTAAACCTTTTAATCCATCTTTTGCAATTTCTTTTTGAGCTTGAGCTAATCCAACCTCTTCTATCCTTTTATCTAATATAGCTTGTCTTCTTTCTGCTTCTTCTCCCGTTGCTCCAGCTAATTGTTCTTGAACAAATAGGGTTTGTGCTAAATCTTGTCTAGTCATTCCAACAGATTTGGCTAATGCATCCTGTTGTATTCTATTCATTTCACCAAATTCAGCTGCTGAGCCAACTTGGGTTGAAATTTCTTTTGCTAAAGTTGCTAAATCATTGTCTAATGCTGCTTGTCTTGCTTTTTCTAAATTAATACTTTGACCTAACATTAATTCAGCTTCTAATTCATTAGCAATAGATTGTTCAAAATTAAGTAAACTATCCGCTATAGCATCAACTTGGTCAAGTTCCATACCTAATGATTTTGCTTGAGCAACAGCATCAGCAATTAATTTAGGATTTTTACCAAATGATAAAGTTGTTGCAGCAGAAACTTCACTTATTCCTTTTAATAATTCTTTTTCATTAAGCAATACACCATTTTGCATTGCTGAAACTTTAGCTTGAGCTAAAAATTCCCCTGTATTTTGTTTTAATGATTGTCCATTAGCTAAAGTTAATTGCTGAATGCCCATTAACTCTTCATTAGTAAATCCTGCTGCTTCTCTTAATTTAGTAAATGTAACTAAATCTTCTTGGTTTAACATTACATTAGTACCTAATGTTTTGTTTATTTCCATTAAACTTTCTGATAAACCTTTTGAACTTACTAAAGAATCCCTTAAATGAGTAGAAGAAACTTCAGCTAATTGATCATTTAATAGAACAGCCTCATCATAGGTCATGTTCATGTTTTTAGCTAATTCACCTGAAGATTTATCTAAAGCAGATGCAAGTTTAAATAAAGGTGTAAATACAGCTGATAATAATTTAACAGCAACTACAGACGCAACTAAAGGATCTTTTAAATTTTCTACTAAATTTTTACCTAAAGTTTTTAATCCTTTACCAAAAATTTTAGCTTTATCATTTCCATCAGCTGCAGCTTTTCCTCCATCAGTAAGTTTTCTTGCTAAGGTATCCATATCCTCAGCAGCTTCCTCAAAACCAAGTTTTTTAGCTAAATCACCAAAACCAGCTTTATTTAAAGCACTTTCTATACCTCCTACGGCCGCACCAGTAAGAGAAGTAGCTTCTGCAACTCTTTCTTCTTCTAACCTTCTTTTTTTAATCTTAGCAATTAAAGTATCAAAGTTTTTATCTTGTTTAGTAAGCAAACCTACAGCAGCTTGTTCCTCTTCAGTAAGCTGCATTCTTTCAGCTTTAGCTAAGTCTATTTCTTTTGTTATTTCATTATAAATTCCCTTGTCAGCTAATAATGCTTTTGAAGATGCAATTGCTTGTTCTTTATCTGCTTTTGCTTTCTTTTCTATTGTTTTTAATTGCTTAGTATTAAGTTTTTCAATATCTTTTTCATCTAGTACTAATTTAGATAAGGATTTATCCATACTAGCATAGGCACGAGTTAATTTATTAGCGGGGGAAGCAGCTTTAGATAGGTCTGCTAATTGAGATGCAACTCTTTTTTGAATATCTCCGAATGTTGAATTAATTTCATCAACTTCTTCTCTAACATTCTTTAAAACTCTGGAAAGTTTTTCAGCTTCAGAGGCTGAGTTAGCAATTACTTTAGGGTCCATATTTGCAAATGGATTATTCTGGCCGAGTTCATTATATAGTTTTTGTAACTCGGCTAATTGCTTTTTAACATCTTCTAATTTAGCCATGAAGGTATTTTATTATAAATATTATTACTTATAACCTGTTTTACCTTTGAATGTTTTTAGATTTTGTTCGGCTTGTTTATATTGTTCAGAAGCCTTCATAAACTCAGGAGTATTAATTTTTCCGTCTGAGTTAACTAATGTTTGTTTTCCTTTTCCTTCCTGAGCTTCTTTGTATTTTTTATTTTGTTCTTTATTATAATTATCAATTTCCGAAAAAGTAAATTTTCTTAACCATATTGGTAAATTATAGATAGTATAATAATCATACCCTCCATTACCATGGAAAACAATATTATGTATTTGAGTAAATAAATTTTTTCTAATTTGGGGAGCTGTCTTAGGCGTCAGGCCAAAAAAAGTTGAGCCCTATGGGCACTGCAACCTCCTCTCCACTTTCAAGTACATAATTTAAATCAACATCTGGTTGAGTATTCTTAATATGTTCTCTGAAAGCGCGAGAATCTCTGGCTAAGAAATAATTATCAACAAAATTCCTAATATCTTTTTTATCTTCCTTACCATCTACAGATAATATCATATGTTTTAATCTGGTTGTAAGTTCAGGGGATGAATCTTTATTAATTTTTTTCAAACCACTAATTTCCCTATCAATTGATTTTTCATCTTTTCCTGTTAATAATTTATAGGTAATTACAGTATCATTAGAAGGTAAAGTAAAATTAAATTCATTTTTACCCTTTTCTATAGAATCAAAATCAATTTCTTTATTTTCTAAAGTACTTAAATCAATAGTATAGCTAGAACCACCTATTGATACTTCATAATCTTTTCCATATCCCAAAATTCTACTTCCTACTAATAATGCATTTTTATCTCCAACTATTAAATCATCAATATTAATATTTTTATCAACAATTAAGGATTTTAATAATTTATCTAAAACAACACCTTTTTGAATATAAGATTGGTTAGTTAAAATATCTTCTTCTTTAGCAGTCATGTACTTCATTTCTACTTTACCTGAAGATAGAGGGTTTTCATTAGGATATATTTTACCTTTTGAAGGTAAATCCATTACTTCTGTGGGGAATTTAAATTCTGCCATAGTCTTTATTTAATAACGTTTGATAATACATATCAATATAAAAAAAAAGCTTGGCGAGGCCAAGCTATTTTTAATATTTCTTTAAATTTATTTTAGAAATTTAAGATACAATAATCTGGTTGTACTGTTAATGATAATTCTTGAGCAGCATTTTCATTATCCCAGTTATAATCACCAAATCCAGCTTCAGTAATTAAAGCTCCTTTAATGATCCATTCAGATACTATATCTCCTACTGGTCCTAATACATTGAAAGTAAGATCTTTTTTATAGAAATCACTGTAACCATCTCTACCAGTAACTGATTCATGATGCAATCTAACCCATTCCATTACCGCTTGAGCTCCTGACGGTGTAATTGGATCGAATAAAGTCAATGAAATTGTATTCCAAAGAGTTTTTCCTTTTACATATCTTGCAACGTTGATATGATTTAATTGAACTGTACCTTGAGTTAGTGAGACAGCTCCTACTCCTTTTACTTGGTAAGAAGGTATTCCATCAACATATAAGATAAATCTATTTTGTTGCTTTGGCTCAAAAGCTGTATAAAATATTTCGTTTGGATCTAATATTGCCATTTTTTATTATTTATTTGTTATAAATATTCAATTTTTAAATTTTACGCTGGAAACTCAACTCCTGTTGGCAGTACGTTGAAATCCAATATAATAAATTCAGCTGTTTTAGTTGGTTGTAAATAAATAGCACCTACTAATTCATTTCTATCAACAACATCTGGTGTATTGTTTGTTTCGTCCATTACAACTTTAAACGCATACAATCCTTGTCTTTGTTGAACTGATTCTAAATATGGGTTAACTTCACTTAAGAAATTATTTCTTGTAGCGATTGTATTTTGTTCAAATACTAAGTTATCCGCAATTTGAGATATGAAGCTTTTAACAGCTATTAATAATCTTCTAACATTTACTCTATCTAAAGCACTTGCTCTTTTCTGTAATGTTTTCTGTCCAAATACTACAACTCCTCTTCCTGGGAATGAAGCGATTGGGTTTACATTTGCAGAATATAAAGTATCTCTTTGTGAAGAAGTTAACTTTCTTTCTGCTTGAATTACATTACCTAAAGCTCCTCTAATCATACCTGCTGGTGCAAACCATGGTTCAGAAGATTGATCAGTAAATGAATAAACACCTGGTATAAATGCTGAAGCTGGAGCCCATACAATTTGTCCACTTGATGGATCAGTTGCTTGAACCCAAGGCCAATAAGCAGCTGCATAACTAGAATCAAACGTTGCCGCTTGAGTAGTTACAGCACTTACAGTAGCACCATAAGCTTGTACATCAACTACTGCTATACAATCTTGTCTATTTTCTGCTAATGAAACTAATGAATTTATTTGTGTAGCATGTGCTGCAAAATTATTAGTTAAACCTGGCATTGTAATAACGTTGAAATTATAATCATCTTTATTATTCAATAATGAAATTGAAGATGAATAATCAGTAGCTGTTAAACCTTGAATATTACCATTTGTTATATTTTCATTAAATTTAGCAGGTGATGTTGCTGAAGGGAAATTTTCACCAGATCCACTAATAAATGAACCTGAACCTGCAACAGGTATAAAATCCACAAATGGGATTCCTGCTGAACTTGAAGCTGGTGTACCTGCGTTATTAAAGAACTGAGGTGTAGGACGTAAAACTTGTTTTACTCTTACATATCTACTTTTGTTAACGTAGCTACCTGTTGTTTGTAAATAAACAACTCCATCACTATCTGTTCTTAATGTATTTTTTTGGTTTCCAATTGCTTTTTCAACATAATTATCTTGGAAGGGATCCAAAGATAAATTGTTAAAAGTTTCTAAAATGTTTTTCTGGGTTGCCGTATCATTACCCTGTCTAACAATAAGTGAAAATGTTCCTGATCCAGTATTTACACCTGAAATTTCCCATCTTACATTATCAACTGAACCTGAATCTAAAGTACCATTAGCACTATCTGCTGCTTGGTAATTGTTCATTATTGCTCCTTCACTTATAGTTTCTAGTTGGAAAGATTCAGAAGTGGCGGTATTTAAAATACCCGAGTTACCTGAACCAGCTGTACTACCTGAAGTAAAAGCTGAACTGAAGCTTCCGTGTGTTACTCTTGTTACTAGTAATGAAGTTCCACCTTGTCTAAAATAATTATTTGCTGCTACGTTAGTTAAGTATCCATAATCAATTGAACCACTTTCTGCTGCACCACCAAAAATATTGATGTATGAGCTATAGGAAGTTACTAGAGTAGGAACTCTAACTGGTCCTTTTACGGTAGGACCTATAACTGCAGCACCAAATTCCGCTGGGGCATTTTGAATAAATGATTGATCATTTTCTCTTGCTAATACACCTGGAGATATTAATGTTTCTGCCATCTTCTTATATTAATTTTTAAAAATCTTGTTTTATTATAAATATGAGAAACTTATTCAAAAATTTAATCTATTGAAATTATTTCTCCTTTTTCTAGATCTATTTGTCCACTGCCGTATTTTTTTTCTAACTCAGCAGCAGTTTTCGTTTGATCTTCTTCTAATTTATTAAACCCATTTAAAATGGATTCTTTTTGTTTTTGCAACCTATGAATTTGAAGATCTATTGTACCTAAAGAAACTATTGTTTCATTATTTAATGTTCTAAATTCTTTTAAAGTTTGCAACTCTTCGGACGATAACTTTTTATTACTCATAATGTTTTGTGATAAATATAATCTTTGTTATTAAAATTAACTTCTTTTTCTACCATCTGTGGTAGGATTTCTTAAATTATCAATATCTTGTAAATTTGCTACAGTTTCACTTTTTATTGTTACTTTAGCTTTAGAGTTATATTTTTTTAATGCATTTAATTCCTTTTGTATTGTATCGGGAATAATATAACCTCTTAATCTAATACCAAAAGTACCCTTAACTAATCTATCTTGATTTAAAACTAATTCAGTTGCAGTATTAAATGAATCAATAAAAGCTCTAAATTTAAACCTTTCAGGATTGCCCCAATAAGCATCGGAAGCATATTCACACGCCTCAATAATTTTATTTAATTGGGACATATAATAAGTTTGAATTAAACATTCATATTCTAATGTAACATAATCAGGTTGTGCAACTGCATAAAAAGTTTCAACAGGTTTTCTATTATTAACTATACCAAATTTATCATAAAAATTATTTTTGCTAAATCCTTTTTGCCAAACACCATATAAATTAGGTGAATTAGCATCTAGTTTATTTGATACAGTTCTATCTTTAGTAATACTATCTCTTTTTATAACAATAATTGGCATCATTATTGCACCTGATTTATCTCTATAATAACCATCTCTTTGAAATGATTTCCATCTTTCTGGTGCACCATAAATTACTGGTACTTCTCTTCTTACTCCATTTTGTATTACAAAAGGTTTTATTACATTTTGAAAATAATAAAAAACTGCTTCATCAATATCCTGAATACCAACTGAGTATTGTTTAGTTGCATCATCTTTAAAACTTAATTGTTCTGATCTATTATGTATTATACCAGTTTCTTGTACATTAGCATTAAATTGATCACTTGCGTTATTAGGATTTTCCCTTTCACCTCTTCCTTCAATTCCCTTAAAGGTTCTTTGTTTAGAAAGGCTAATTTCTCTTTGTGTTTTTGGTATTGGTTTTCTTGGTTTAGCCATTAAAATCTTTCTTTATAAGGTGATATAGCAACTTTATCAGCTGGTATATAATAGGTAGAAACTAATACAGAAAGGTTATTACCATAATTTTCTAATCCTGGATTTAATGGATTAATATTATTAGGATAAGATGGATTTTTACCTCCCCAATATTGGTTTGCTACAGTACTTTGAACACCATAATATCTTTCTTGATATAAAATAATATCACCAACTCTAATTAAAATATCAGCATCTTTTAAATCATCTCTAAAGAAATAAAATTCTATAGGTTGACCAAATTGAATACCTTCGATATTTTCAGCATATTCTTCATTTGTTCTATTTATAAGAACATTAAAAATAAAGGGACCATCATAAAATTTTTCTGCATCTGCTTCACCGTATAAATTAACTTTTGTTTCTTCTAATTTAAATTGATAAACAGAACATTGTTGTGTAATGATATTACCCATCAATTCTCTGTTAAGTTTCCTTACCAGAGACATGTCCCTTTGTGTAGTAAACATTGCCATGTTATGCTATATATATTGTGTAAGGAACCTGTTGTAATTCAGTCATTTTTGCTTCCGCTTCAGATGCCCTACGATTTAACAAAGCCTGTCTTGATGTTTCATCAAAGTAATTTCTTAATCTTTCAATTAAAGCAGTTTTTTCTGCTGTTGCAGCTGAAATTAAATCACCTTGATTTAAATTTACTTCAGCATTTGGTATTGGTATACTTGCATATTTACCTCTTACATATCCTAACATTTCTTTAGCTAGTGCTAATGTATATTCAAATATCCACTGTCTACCTATTGAGTTAATATAATTATAATTTGGATTTGCATAAGGTGCATTTGAAACATTAGTAACACGACTAGGTGTGTTTTTAACAGAACTTTCAATTCGTTCAGATCTTATAATATAATCAAACCAAATTCTATGTAATCCTTCACCTGCACAAGCGCTATCAGAAAAATTAGGTATTGGAAATACTCTTAATTTATCTTTATGTATTTCGAATGAATAATTAGATCTTCTAACCATATCATTTAATTCAATTGCTTGAATTGTTTGAAGATCATAATTTAAAGGCATCATCAAGAAATTAATAGCAGGACTCATACCACCAAAACCAAATGAATCAAATAAATTTTGATAACCAAAACCAGTACCAGAATAAGGGTCATAATATCTTACAATTGCTGGGGCTGGTTGGTAATAAACTCTTTTTACTTCTATTCCAAACTCACCTGCTGATCCAGTAATATTACTTTGAGTCATAAAAGTTTGAAATGAATAATCTTGTACACTAGAAGTTAATACAAATGAACCTGAATACCAAGGAATATTTCCTCCTGATCCAGCTTCCGCACCATACATTTCTGTTAGTCTTACTATTGGTTCAAAACTAGGTGTTATTAATGATTGTGTTAAAACGGAACTAGTTGGTAAACCTTCTAATGATAATTGATTATCCCTTACTTTATAAGCATATAATTCATTACCATATATTGTAATTGCTTCCTCAAAAGCAGTATAAAAAGATCCTGATTGTAGTTCAACATCAACTAAAGGATAACCTAATCTATTAGCACAAAAAACAGCAACTTTATCAGCGTCTGTTTGAAAATCTGTTTGAGCATCATAAAATCCAAATGGTGTATCTCCAGAACCTGAAGCAAATGAACTTGAACCTGGCCAAATTGGTACATTCATACTAAATTATTTTGTTATAAATATTAAAAATGATTTTATTATTATAAATATAAAAAAAAGCCCAGTCAATGACTGGGCTAATTTTTGAAATATCTAGTTAAATACTAATTATAGTGTATTCAATCCAGCAACTTCGATAATACCGTAGAATTCTGGTCTAACCATTTTCTTCGCGTATCTAGTTAATAGACCTTTTCTAGGTACGAACGTATCTGGATCGTATACTAGTGGAGTCATGATTAACGGAATATATGGAGCAAATACTGCACCGCTTTCTAGGAATTGTGAACCTCTAAATCCTAATAAAATTACATTACTAGTCATGTATGGGTTCTTGTATACTTTATATCTTCCATTTAACTGGCCGACTTTCTGTACACCAAATGCATAGTTAGCTTTAGCTGCATCACCATCTGAATCAGCAGCAAATCCTGGAATACTTTCTAAGATTGTACCTACTGTTGGAGAACATACAAGGAAGTTTGCACCACCTCTTAATGTTTTCTGGTGAATAATATTACTCAATTTTTGGATTTTAGTTCCTAAAGTTTGGAACCACTGTCCTTGGCTATTGTAGAAACCTAAACTGATTTCTGTTCCATCTCCAGCAGTTGAACTAAATGCTTGGTTATTAACTGCAGACCATACTTCAGTACCAGCAGCTGCAGAAGTAATTAACATACTTAAGATTTCTAAGTCTATTTCTAATGAAATATACTCACTTAAGATAGAAGTTAATTCTGCCTCAGCATCTAAAGCGTGGTAAGCGTTAAGATCTTGAGCGAACTCAGGAGTCCAAACAGCTTTTAGCTTTTTAGTTTTAGCAACGATAGCAGATGATTTCATCTGTACGTTGATTTCTGGAATTGTCTGCTCTGGGCAGCAATAAGAACCAGTTTGGTTGTTGTTAGCGTTAGGTTTCGGGTTACCTGCTTCAAAATCACCTCTGTATTGATCAGTTGGTTGTAATGAAGAAGAAATCTGTAACGTCTGTGCTCCTGAAGGAATTTTAGACGCTGAAACCACAAATCTGATGTGCGCACCACCTTCGTATCTACTAAATGCAGATTCTTGAACTGGTGTGTTTACAGATGCAGTATAGACTTGGAATGATTTAACAGCTCTAGGATCAACAAATGGAATAGATGAAGTTTGTACAGAAACTAATCTGTATTCATCATTCACAGCTGAAGCTGAGAAGTTAGAATCAAAGTCTAAATCAGACCAAGAGGCAGTAAGTACAGTAGCAGATACAGTTGACGAAGTCATCTGTGTAGAATATGAAAATCTACCTGCACCGTATAAACCTCCTGAGTTTGTATTACCAAATGGGTTAAGAGCTAATGAACCATCACCGTATAGAGAATCTCCTGCAGTGAATGGAGCTTTAGTTGTACCATATTGGAAATCTAAATAAAATACAAGACCTGAAGGAAGATTCATTGGTTGTACAGAAACAAATTCTTTAGCAGCAATTTGTCCGAATACTTTTCTTACCAATGGTAAAGCTACTCCAGCCCACTGACCACCTACGTTAACAGCAGTTTGTGAACTAAATGTACCACTTGAAGCAGCACCTCCACCAGTTTGTGAAGACTCAACTACAAGTTGTTTAGCTTGGTTTTCTAAAATGATACCCATATTGTTTTTATTTGTACCATCTAGTCCCTCTAAAAGGCCTGTTTTTTCCCACTTACCAGCTAATTTAGCTGCATCAGACTGTAAAGACTGATATGGGTTAGCGCTTTCTAATAGAGAATTTAAACTCATTGTTTTAAATTTAATTGGTTAATAATAATTTTTAAATTAAACCAGCAAGCTTACGCATGCGGTCATACACAGCATTAGATTCAACTATTGGCTGTTTAACATTAGGTTGTCCACCTCCTATTATTTTAGAAGCTGTTCCTTTAAATCTATTTTCATTAACGATTGATTTATCAATTAAACCATCTTTTAATGTTTCATAAATTGTTTCCGCTTGTTTTACATCCTTAGCTTTGTCAAATGCTTTTAATACCTTAACTTTTTTACTTTCGGTTAAGTTTTTAGCTTTAAAGATTTTGTTAGTGTAAAGTAACTTTGCATTTAATAGATTAACTTCTTGAAGTTCTTCCTTAAGTTTATTAACTTCAGAAAGAGCATCTTCTAGTTCTTCTTTAAATCTCATTTTCTCAGTTTCTCGCTCTGGTTCAGATTCAGGTTTAAATTTACCTTTTTTTCTTTCATCGTCACCTTTACGCATTACTGGGTTACTCATTTCATCTACTTCTTTTTTGTCATCTTTTTTAGGTTTCATTTCTTCGTCAATTTCTACGTCTACATCAACGTCTTCAACGTCTTCGATTTCGACTTCGTCCTCAACAAAATCATCACCTGGTTCAATTTCACCAGCTGAAACCATATCTTTGATAACATCCTCAATGAATCCTTTAAGATCGTCTTCAGACATATCTTCAAGATCGATTTCTTCATCATCCATCCTGTCTTCCATGTCTTCTTTTTCGTCCTTCATACCATCCAAGTAGCCTTCTTCTTCAGCATCAGTTCTAGCATCTTCCTTAACGTCATCTTTGTCGTCTTTGTCTTTTGCTTCTTTAACGTCATCTTTGTCATCAGCTTTTTTAGCTTCATCCATTTTGTCGTCTTCTTTTTCTTCTGATACTTTCATTTTCTTAAGAGCGTTTTCGATATCGTCTTTAGCGTCATCGAATCCGTCCTTATAGCCTTCTTGTTCAGCGTCAGTACGTTTGTTTTCTTGTACTTCATCATCAAGTTCAGCAAGTAGTTCATCTAAATCAATTTCCTCATCTATTGCATCTTCTTCAACAGTAGATTTACCAGCCTTATGAGGTACTGGATTTACTGGTCCACCATCTTTGTCCATGTTATAGGAAGGAGAATTTTTTCTTCTGAAACTAACAGCGTCTTCCTCGTTCATTTCGTCCTTGTCTTTGTCTTTTTTCTCGTTCATTTTATCTTTGTCATCTTCTTCATACTTTTTAGAAGAACCGTACTCTTCGACTTTATCGTCTTCTTTGTCCATTTCTTCAAGTTTAGCAGATAGCATTGATTTTAAATGAGGAGTAAAAGCTTCTTCAAGAGCGAGTTTGGCGTTTGCAATTGCTACTTCTTTTACAGATTTAGCATCGGCAATAGCCTCTTTTAGCAAGTCTCTGTTTGTTGCCATAATCCCAAAATTTAAATTTGTGAAATACGATTATTAAGAATCGTAATAGAAAAGTTATACATTAGTTGACACCATATAAGAGATGGTGTATTACGATTATACGTATATGAATATTTATTAAAATTGCAGAAATTAGATAATTGGGCAATTTCCTTTTGAACACAGAATTTCGTGTATTATTCCGTTTACTTTAGTGTAGTCGTATGTAATTGTATTTTTACCTTCTTGTAATACACCCATAAATGAACCTGGGTTAGAAGGTGTTGAAACAAAATCCCAACATAGTAATTCAAAATCATCTTGAACTTCCATTACATTACCATTTTGTTCTAGTGAACCCATTCCTCTAGATGATACACCTACGGTAACACCATTTTTAATAAGTTCTTTTAATATATTTCCTGAGGGGGTAGGTAAAATTTCTATTTTACCCATTATATTATCACCATCCCAATTCCAATCAGTAACTAGATGAGATACATTTTGTAAATTTATTACTTGAGATTCTGGGTGGTCTAATTCACCTAATGATCTTCTTTCATTGATAAGTTCTTGGTACTTATCCATTTCACGATCCCATAACTCTTTTTTATAATATCTACCATTACCGTTTTTTACTTCACATGTAGCTAAAATACCTTCGACTACAAGATTTCCATTCTCCTTGCTTACATTTTCATTTAATTGGGAAGGAGAAATATTAACAGTATGCGTTTCTATTAATAATTTCTTACTCATTTTCTTCTTCTCCTACGATTTGAGGCATTTGAAAAGATTGACCAGACATTTTTTCATACATTTTTTCCATCTTAGCTTTTCTTTTTTCTAAAAGCTTGATTTCTTTTTGCATGTCTTTCATCTTTTTCTTATCAACTAATTCTTTAAGATTTTCATCTTCGTTTATTGAATTTACTCTTTCTTCTTTTTCACTAATATGGTTAGTTAAAAATTCTAATTGAGCTTCCATTTTTGTAATATCACCTGCTTTTCCTATTTCAGCTAATTTTGTTTCAATAGATTCTTTTTTAGGTTTTTTCTTACCCATTGCTTTTTTAATTGCTTTATCTCTTGCAGCTAAATAATCATCTGAATCAATATCACCATCACCATCATGGTCTTTTTTTTCATCCATTGGCATATCTTTTTCTTTATCTTCTTCAGCTACAGGTTGAGATACCATTGGTGCTTGTGGTTCAAAATCTTCCATAGAATCTTCTTTAACAACTTGACCTTGAGCTAAACCTTCTTCATCTAACATAGTTTTAATTACTTGAGAAGACATAGCTGCTAAACTAGTAGGATTACCTGAGCTAACTAAACTCATACCAGCT